CTATGGGAATGGGTTAGCCCTTAAAGTTACCTACATTGTCCTTTTGCTTTTCGCAAACTTTTACTATGTCTAACTACATTCCTGTTCCTAAAGATTGCATCCCGCAAGAACTTCAAGAACAGATTATTCAATCTCTTGAAGAAAATCTGACTCCCGTTGAGTATCCTGGTTTGATGTTTGACGAATATGTGATTCGTCGCATTATTTCTGTAGACACTCGGGATAACTTTGGGAATACTGATAATCCAGGCCGTTCTGGTGGTACTGGTCAGAAAATGGATTCCCTTGGCGTCAGTCTTTCAAAAGGTATTGATGTTACCCAACATGCGATGGTTATTGTTGGTAACTCTCTGAAAGATGGTTTTAACCGTCGTCGTGACTTGATTGACCAAGGATACAATTACTGGATTTTTGCTCTATACAAACCTTGCGAATCTACTCGTACCGAGTTCCAGAATGACGATGAAGATTCTATTGATGATCTCCGTTTAGGGGCTAATCCTGATCTCGGGAAGAAACCTCACACCTTCAACGATTTTGTTACTATGGGTGTGGCTAAAGTTCGCAAGGGATCTGTCCCTAAGGATCATGATGCAATCAAAAAATGGATGAACACTATTTCTCACAATTTTACTCAACAAAATGTGGGAAAAATTGCTAGTGAGGTTCTCCGAAATATCAATCGTGCAGGCAATCTTGAATCTTTTAGTCGTGATGATGCAGAAGAGTACCTGAAGAAACATTCTCCAGATTCTGTGTTGTTGAACACCAAAGGTTCTGAACGTGCATTGCGTCTTATGGAACAGATCATGGAACACTTTGTTTCCACGGGAGAGACTATGAACATTGCATTGTTTAGTACTGATGCTTCCAACCACAAAGAATTAGATGCAAGACGTGAAGTCACGATTGAACGTCTAGAATATCTGGACAAACTTTGCATGGATTACGCATTTGCAAAAATGAAATCTTGCAATGAATCGTATGATATTATTGGTGCGATTCCGCAAAAGATTTATCCCAACAAAGCTCGTCCATCTGGTTTGGTTTCTGTGAAGTGAAAGAAGTTGTAAGACATTCTTACAAAGATGGAGAGATCTCAGAGACTCGCACTCTGGGATTTCTCCCCTTTTACTATACTCATGAGATTACTGAATCAGTTATGAAAGTGATTCAAAATCAACTGAGTCCTGATCTTCTCACCAAGAAATACCGAGAAGAAAATGTAAAAAATCCAATGTACGGACATTGTTATCATTCCACTCAAGCTTTGTTCTATCTAATGAACACGGATAAGTTAGTTCCTATGAGTGGAATTGACTACAGAAATGATACTCATTGGTGGTTGCAAGATGACGAAACAATCTATGATGTAACCGCTGAACAATACTGGTCTGTTGGTCAGAATCCACCATACGATACAGGCAAAAGAACTCAATGGTATGGATGGAAACAACGACCACACCAGAGATCGCTGAACTTAATGATGAAAGTTCTTTACGCATGTAACATAGATTATACTTATACCACTGATAAGGTTTCCTGATCCAAAAGCCCTTGCCCCGTCTGGGGTAGGGGTGTATTGTAGCTATGTTGAAACGCAATGATGAATCTCCGACCACACCAACAACGCGCAGTTGATCTAATGCAACTGCACAAGAAAGGTCAGATTATTGTCCCCACCGGTGGCGGTAAGACAATGAAAATGATCAAAGATGCAATGATTCAATTCCAACAAAATGATGCAAACGCAAATGCAAACTGAAAAGACTATTGTTGTTGTTGCACCACGCATTTTGCTTGCAGAACAGCTGTGTTCTGAGTTTCTGGAGTTTATCACTAACGCAAGTGTGATGCACGTTCACTCTGGTGAAACTCATCACTTTTCGACTACCAAACCTCAAGAGATTGTGGACTGGTGGGTGAACACTCGCGGTCACAAACTAATCTTCACCACTTACAATTCTCTGGAGCGACTGCAACAATCTCGCATCAAGGTTGATACCATTTACTTTGACGAAGCTCACAACTCCGTCAAACGTAACTTCTTCCCTGCAACTGAATACTTCAGTCACGAAGCTGACCGTTGTTACTTCTTCACTGCGACTCCCAAACATTCTCTCGCAGTTGGTAAGCCTGGGATGAATGATCCTGAGGTTTATGGTCAGGTCATTTGTAATGTTCCTGCACCTGAACTTGTGGAAGGTGGTTACATCCTCCCTCCGAAAGTTCTTGCGAAACAACTTCCGATGGTGAAGTCTGGTAAGATTCCTGCGGATCGGGATTGCACCAACCTGATTGAGACTTTGGATGAATGTGGTAAGGACAAAGTGTTGATCTGTGCGAAAGCTACCAAACAGATCTCTGCACTGATGTCTGAGACTGATTTCATTCATCAGTTGCAAGATCGTGGGTTCTCCTACCTCTACATCACTGCAAAAACTGGTGCAATTATTGATGGTCAGAAGGTGAATCGTGAGGTATTCTTTGAGACCCTAAGTGCATGGGGTAAGGATGACTCTAAGAAGTTTGTTGTGCTACACCATTCTATCCTCTCTGAGGGTATCAATGTGAGTGGTTTGGAAGGTGTCATCTTCATGCGATCCATGGACTACATTGGTATCTCCCAAACCATTGGCCGTGTGATTCGGATGCACCATGATGATGCAGCTCGCATCCGTAGTGGTGAACTGATCCCTGGAGATGTGAACAACTACACCAAATCTTTTGGTCTGGTTGTTGTTCCCGTCTTCAACAAAGTCGGTATCTCCACTCACCAGAAGATCCAAGCTGTGGTGGATACGATCTTCCAACAAGGCCAACCTGCAATTTCTGTTGTCAAACGATGAAAACCACTAAAGACTGGAACATTTACTGCGAAAAGACCTTTAACAACCTGAGGGCTAATGCACACAAGTGGGGTACATCTCAAGAATGGGATCGTGCTATAAGCCGAGACTTTTATCTTGGAGTGTTTGACTCCGGTAATCCAAATCCTAGTGGATACATTAGTGAGGAAGCCTTTGTCAACAAAATGAGTAACAAGAAGACAGTTTATGATCACTGTTACTCTCCTCAATTCATTGGTCGGATGATCATGGACAATCAGGAGATTTATCTCACTGACTACGAAAAGTTCAAGGAAGTTTTCTGGTACGCATGTAGGACAATTATTGTCACTCAAAAAGAGAATGAGTCTCTGTCTTATCTTACCACGAATGATAAAGATGGATTCAAGGTTCATGTTCCGACAAACATGAAGTATAATCACCTTGGCATAAATCTCTATGAGAGAGAACAAGGTAGGGTACATTGGAAGTACGTTCTTCCTCTACCAACAAATGTTCTGGATGTTCCTGAAGAACTATTGGAATACGAAAAGAGGTATCTAGTCGCATGATGTTTCCTAACACAAGTATCCTGGATCCGGACAATGGCCCCACTGGATTCACCACACCAGACTTTCAGTTTGCTGCTATACCCTTTGGTAATCAATACATGATTATCGCAGACGGTCAACAGCTTGAAGTAGTCGATACTCGGCAGCTTGCAGAGATTCGGCTTGAACAATTAAAAAACTCGCATCGGGTTCGCAAGACTGGTAGTAAGACCCCTGTGAGCCAGAAATCGCAAAAAAAGGCGAAAACGCCTAGTGGCCGCAAGGGTTCTCGGGGGTCAAAACCCACGATCAGGGGGGGTAGCCCCAAGAAGGCCAAACCCAAGGGTGTGACAATCCGCAAACCGCACACTTTAGACCCAAATCCCCTCCTTGACGCATTAAGTTAGCCATGTTGGTAAAAACTATGACTACTAAAACAAAACGGGTTTCCGTTGTTCCTCTCTCCAGTAAAGCTAAAAACCGCTTTGTTAACATTATGGATAACTTTCATACCTGTACTGTAGAACAGGAGAAAGTGATTGATGGTGTTGAACATTTCTTTCTCGTTTCCATGAACAAAATGTATTGTTTCTGGGTTCCAAAAAAAGGTAACGAACATTGGAAGATTGAGAAATGACAGTTGAACTATTCCACAAAGCTCCCGATGGTTATTCTTACGAACAAGAAAAGGACTTTAAGCGCAATACTACTGCTATCTGGTTGCGTCATCATGCAAAGTATGATTACAACCTCGGCAAGCCCGTCAAAACCATCTGGGGCTTTTACAATACAAAGACAAGGCAATTTTATGCCCCAATCAATAGTAAGACAGTGGGAAGTGTAGTTGACATCAAACAGACTACACCTTATACTGCAATGCCACTGAAAATCACCCCACTTGAGGCTGCATTTGGATGAGTAAAAATCATAAACAACTTATCAGAAACCTTGAGAATTATTATGAATCAAGGTGTTCTGATCTTGCAGAAAAAGGTCGGGAAAAAGATGCAAAATCCATCTACTATGAAATTGTAGTAGATGAAAAAGACCCCGAAGATTACCTGTTCGTTTCCTATCACCGTATTCACTTCAACCCATGAAATACAAAGTAGACTGGAGTTCTCCAAAACAGGGTATCCGCTCAACCACTGTTGATGCTCTCAACATGACTGCAGCTAAAGAACAAGTTGAGTCAATGTACGCACACATTGAAGGATTTAAGGCATTCTGTGTTAGCCCTGTTTTTGAGAAAAAAGAATACTCTGAACCTCAACAATCATATAGTTCTGTAACACCGAACAGTGATTCTGGTAGTGGTGGAGATGGTGATAGTTTCAGCACTATGATTGGTGCTGCATCTTTCTTTATTGCTGCTATTGCAATTCTCTTTGGATTGTTCACTCTTCCTTCTGGAATCGGTGCTATGTTGGTTGGTGGAGCTATTGGTTGGTTGGGTTGGAAACTGGCTTGTTGGTTGAGTGATAAGGGTTGGTGATGGAATACTTAACACCAACTCATCAAGAGATTCTTGATGTCCTGAGACAAGCTAATGTCGTAGTCATTATCAACAATCATAAAGTTTGTCAAAAGGATAAGTTTGATGGTTATGCGTTAAGTTGGAGAGATCCTATGAATACTCTCAAAAAAACATCATTAATAATGTGTAACGAGTCAATTAAGAAAAATTATGCTGATTGGGTTGGTGAAATTAACCGAACTCTCGCACATGAGTCAGTTCATGTAGCACAAATGTGCAAATCTAATGATGGATACATCCGACCACTTGGATTCAGAAAGGACATTGAGAAAGAAGCTTTTTCTGTCCAGGATCAACCTGGAGAGGTTCTCCGAATCCTCAAAAAGTATTGTCTCTGAGTCTTGACAAATCTGAACAAAACATTTACACTAAAGGAGTAGTTTAACACTGAAAATGAAGTATCTCTATCTCGTTGATTATTGGGTTCCTTTTCCTTCTTCTGAATACGGTGGCGTGGTAAGTGTCATCGCAGAAAATGACAATGAATGTCACGATGTTCTCCTAGAATGGCGTGATGAGTATGAGAACACCCATGACTCTCGTATTATGGAACGTGTGGTAAATGCTCATAGGTTCGCTCTTGTGGATGAAGAGCCTTCCCGTGTTGTTGATAGTTTTACGACGTGATAAACTTCTGTGGAGATGAGTGTTCAACACTCTATAAAGCTTTGAGATACTATCAGATGAATAAAACAGTCGTTGATAGTAAAGAATACTGGAAATGTGATGCAATTCTCACAAAACTCCAACCATACTCCGTTGTCAATGGACTAGAACCCGGATTCAGATCTAATACATAATTTAGAGTTTATTTTTACAATGATAGACCCAAACTTTAGAGATCCAGAACAAATACAAAGAGTCCATCAACAAAAGATGGAAGCTATGAAAGTTCTTATGTCTGAACTCATTGACAATCCAACAGGGGTTAAGGTGGATGAAATGAAGAAAGTTATAGACTATTTGGATACAAAACCATCTGTAAATAATGAGAATGACTGAAGACCAACTGATCTTACTTGAATGTCTTGCTGATGATGAAGAATGGCAAGAATGGGAACAAAAAGCAAAAGAATATAATGTAACGATTGGTTACTACATCGCTGAGTTCATGTGACAGTTTGCGAACTGGTACGGAGGGCCTTTACAGGGCCCTCTTTTCATGTATGATGGCCTCATGAAAAAGAATCTTCACCTAGAACACCCAGAGGACGCAATCCTGAATGATGGTCGGGATGGTGCAAAGAATGTCCTGCGATTCCTGCGGGAACGCAACAGCAAACTGTCTGTAAAGTATGACGGTGCTCCTGCTATTGTGTGGGGTACCTGTCCTTTCACGGGTAGATTTTTTGTTGGTACGAAAAGTGTATTCAACAAGAAGAAAATCAAGATCAATTATTCTCACTATGACATTTCTGTCAATCATGACGGGAATGTCGCATCTATTCTGCACGTTTGCTTTGACAATCTCCCTCGCATTAAAGGTATTGTGCAGGGTGATTTCATCGGTTTCGGTGGTAATGACTTCTACAAACCTAACACGATTGAATACAACTTCAGTCGTCTTGTGGAAGAGAATGTGATCATTGCTGCACACACTTCCTACACCAGTTCTACTCA